AAGGTTAATAACTTAAGGGCACTTATGTTAGATAGGGGACAATCTTGACCTGTCAAGGGGTACAGTGAAAATAAATTCATTGTAATTACACCTTGTAAAAGAGGGCACTTTGTAATAACTGTCTCGGACACTTTAACAAGGAGAGTGTTATGACCCAGATAAACCACATCCCTTGTCCTGACACGGACAACTGTGGAAGCTCTGATGCCTATAGCTGGAATGATGACATGCAGGTTGGCTGGTGCCACTCTTGTGCCTCAACATTCTTTGACCAATACAAACCACTAAAGAGGAAGACCAATATGTCAACAGTCGTACAATACGAACATAAAGCAGACCCTGATTACAAATACGTTGCTATGAGGGGCATCTCCCGCAACACAATGGAGTTCTTTGACGTAAGGACTTACACCAATAGTGAAGATGAACCAACCCGTCAGGAATACCTTTACCCTTCTGGTGGTGTAAAGATTCGTTACATGCCCACTAAGTCTTTCAGTGCCCGTGGACTTAGCTCAGATGAGCTTTTTGGCATGAACCTGTGGAACGCAGGGTGTGCAAGAACTGTAACCATCACTGAGGGCGAACTGGACGCCCTCTCAGTCCACCAGATGCTTTTGGGTAACTACACCAACCCTGTTGTGTCCTTGCCCTCTGCAACCCCCTCCAAGAGGCTCTGGGAGAACTGTCGTGTATGGCTCAACAGTTTCGAGAAGATCATCCTCAGCATTGACAGTGATGAGGCTGGGGATGCTGTGGCAGCTAAGATCGCCAACATGTTCCCCAACAAAGTCTATCGTGTAATCCATGATAAGTACAAAGACGCCAACGACTTCCTTGTTAATGGTGCTGGGGCACAGTTTAAGTCTGCTTGGTTCAATGCCAAGAAGTTTGTGCCAGAGAATATCCTGAACACAACAGATCAGTTCATGAGTTTGTACAAGGATGCACCTGAGCATCAATACGTAGAGACTGGTATTGTTGGCCTAGATGATAAAATCCTTGGACTGATGCAGGGCCACTTTACTGTAATCAAGGCTCAGACAGGCATCGGTAAGACCGAGATCATGCGTTACCTTGAGTATAATATGCTGAAGAAGGGTGTGCCTATTGCTGCTTGGCATCTGGAAGAGACAAAGCTACGGACTCTGCTTGGTCTTGTCTCCTACGAAGCAAAGGACAACCTCACTCGTCGTGACTTGATTGAAGCTAAGGGTGCCAATGCTACAGTGGAAAAGGCTATCCACGAACTGACCAAGGATGAGAATTTTTACCAGTTCTACCTTGCGGATGGTCAAGGTACCGAGGAACTCATCGACCAGATCAGGTTCTTCCGTGAAGCCTGTGGTGTTCGTTATGTGTTCTTTGAGCCTATCCAAGACGTAGTAGCTGGTAAGAATGAAGCTTCTAAGGAAGAAATCCTTGCTGATCTGTCTGTCCGTCTGTCTAAGCTGGCTGCGGAATTGAACGTAGGCATTGTCACTATTGCCCACACCAATGAGAACGGTGACCCCAAGTATTGTAAGATGATTGCACAACGGGCCTCTGTTATTATTGACCTTCAAAGGGACAAAGAGTCTGACGATTACGAAGAGTGCAACACAACACACTTGACAGTTCAGAAAAATCGTCCATGTTCTGAGGAAGGTCGAGCTGGTAAGATGCGGTTCAGCCCAGAAACTTTCACACTAAGGGAAATTATGTAATGGCAGCAGTGTTTGACATAGAGACCAACGGCTTCCTAGACGTTATGACCAAGATACATGTCTTGGCCTACCAACGTGAAGATATGGAAGAGCCTGTGTTCACCCACGACTACGATGAGATGCGTAAGTTCTTCCTCACTGAGGATGTAGTCATTGGCCACAACATCATTCGGTTCGATAACCCTGCTATTGAGAAGCTGCTTGGCATCAAGGTTAATTGTCAGGTGATCGACACCCTTGGCCTTAGTTGGTACTTGAACCATGAACGTGATCGTCATGGCCTTGAGTGGTATGGGGAAGACTATGGCATCCCTAAGCCAAAGGTGGTTGACTGGGACAGCCTTACCCCAGAGGACTATGCACATCGTTGTGTTGAGGATGTTAAGATCAACATGCGTCTGTGGAAGAACCTTAACTACAAGCTGGGTAAGCTCTATAGTGACGAAGCTGGTAAGCAACGTCTTATCAGTTACCTTAACTTCAAGTTGGAGTGTGCAGTCCTACAAGAGCAGATGGGTTGGAAGCTGGATGTAGAGAAGGCTACTCGTTATGCTGGCCAGCTTACTGTCATGAAAGAAGACAAGACACACCAGTTGGCTCAGATCATGCCCAAGAAGATTAACTACAAGAAGGTTAGTCGTCCCAAACTCATGCACAAGAAGGATGGTAGCCTGTCCTCTCGTGGTGAGGCTTGGCTTGATCTGCTCAATCAGAATGGACAGAGGGAGACTACACAGACCATCAACGTCATTGCCAGCACAGAGGTTGCTAACCCCGGCTCTACCGATCAGGTAAAGGATTGGTTGTGGTCCTTGGGTTGGCAACCAGAGACCTACAAGTTTACCCGTAACAAGGAGACTGGTGAGGAGAAGATGATCCCACAGGTTCGTAAGGATGGAGAACTTTGTAATTCAGTAAAGAAGCTCATCGAGGTTGACTCCTCAGTAGAGGTTCTGGAAGGTCTTACTGTCCTGACGCACCGCCTAGGTATCTTCACTGGTTTCCTTGAGTCTCATCGTGATGGTTATTTGAGGGCTAGTATTGCAGGGCTTACGAATACCCTGCGGTTCAAGCACATGAAGCCTCTGGTCAACCTGCCCGGTGTCGATAAGGTCTGGGGTAAGGAGATCAGGGAGTGCCTCATTGCCCCTGATGGCTACACTCTGTGTGGTGCTGATATGGTTTCTCTGGAAGACACCACTAAACGTCACTACATGAAGCCCCTAGACCCTGACTACGTAGCCGAGATGAGTAAAGAGGGCTTTGATCCTCACCTTGACCTTGCTAAACATGCTGGTGTTATCACACAAAATGACATCGACATGCACAACTCTGGTGAACGTAGCCTGAAAGCTCTTCGTAAGAATTACAAAGTAGTCAACTACTCGGCTACATACGGCATAGGAGCCTCTAAGCTGGCCCGTGAAACGGGTATGTCCCTCTCTGAGGCAGCTAACCTACTAGAAGCCTTCTGGTCCCGTAACTGGTCTGTAGAGGCTGTGGCTAAGACCCTAGAAGTACGTGAGGTAAATGGTAGCATGTGGCTTAAGAACCCTGTCAGTGGCTTCTGGTATAGCCTACGGTCTGACAAGGACAGGTTCAGCACCTTGAACCAAGGGACTGGTGTGTTCTGCTTTGATAGCTGGTTGGCTATCTGTATCAAGAACGGGATCAAGGCTATTGGCCAGTTCCACGACGAAGTTATTGCCCTCGTACCTAATGGGCAGGAAGAAGAAACAGCTACAATCATGAAAGGAGCTATCCAACGCCTGAACACTAAGCTGGCACTCAATGTCCCACTTGATGTTGACCCACAGTTTGGAAATAACTACGCAGAAATCCACTAAATGTTGGTGTTTAGGGTTGACAAAAGCTAAAATAACCCTAAATTACCTAAACAGCCTTAACCCGATGGAGATATAAAATGGCTAGCAATGTTGTGACGATGACTGGTTTTGTAGAGTATGCCCGTGTGTTCCCTGAGAACATGGACAGCAACCCCGACTTCCACCCTACAGGACAGTTTAATATGAACTTCTACCCAGAGACTGATGCAGACCTTCAGGCTCTCTGGGACTCTGGTTATTCTGAGACCTTCCGAGGCAAGTCTCGTTTGAAGACTCCTAAAGATGGACAATCTGGCTATGGTATTGGTCAGTTCGTTAAACTGAAACGAGACAATGTTAATGACATTGTGGACACATGGGGTGGTCCCCCATCAGTTGTTCATTGGAGTGGCGATAAGATCGGTCAGCCTTGGTCAATGACCACTGATGGTGAGCTTGGCAATGGTACCAAGGTACGTGTTAAGATGACTGTGTATGGCTCTGGTGACCGTACTGGTTCCCGTTTGGAAAAGATCGGTGTTATGGAACTTGTACCTTACACGTCCTCCACCCGTGTTGCTGTAGACGGTTTCTAAGTAACAATGCTGGTGGCTCACAAGGGTCACCAGCTTTAACAAGTTGGAGAGACAGATGATTATTAGCATTACAGCTTCGCAAGAAGGTTTTAACGAAAGCACCCGAACCGTTACCTTGCACCGAGATAACATGGAAACTTTGGAAGACCTCGCATACTTCTTCCAAGATGCAGCTAACGTAATTGGCTTCACTTACGTTACCTCGGTTGCCATGTCCACAGAGAATGGGTCAACAATTAGTTCAGACCTATGAGTAGCTCTTGGATTCTGATTGATGGGGACATTGTAGCTTACCGATGTGCTTACTCATGTAAAGATTTATCCTTGTATGAGCTTTACCTTAAGCTAGATGAGATGATCTCCTACATCATCAATGAGTGTTCCTTCTTCTGTGATAAGGGTGACTACACCATCTTCCTTACAGGAAAGGGAAACTTTAGGTTCGATATAGCCAAGACAGCTATTTACAAGGGGAACAGGAAAGACACACCTAAACCATCTTACCTTGAACCTGCCCGACAGTACCTGCTGATGAAGTACAACACCATAATGTCTCAGGGAGAAGAGGCCGACGATCTTATCGGTATTGCTGCAACACAGGTTGGTAAAGGTGCCATTGTTGCTTCTATCGACAAGGACATGTTACAAATCCCAGCAACACACTTCAACTTTAATAGGAACGAGTGGAAGTTTGTTACAGAAGCCGAAGGTATGAGGTTCTTCTATGCTCAAATCTTGGCAGGGGATAACGCAGATAACATCATCGGACTCTATCGTGTTGGTATGGTTACAGCCTACAAGATGCTGGAAGAGGCTACCACAGAGCAAGAAATGTGGGATACTGTTGTCAAGGCTTATGATGGTAACACTGATCGTGTAATTGAAAACGCAAGGCTCTTATGGTTGCGTAGGAAAGAAGGGGAAACATGGCATCCGCCAGTAGCTCGAAAGCAAAAGGGAGATTAGGGCAGCAAGAGATCAGAGATAAAATCCTCAAGACTTTCCCAGAGCTAGAACCTGACGATGTAAGGTCTACAGCTATGGGTCAGTCTGGGGAAGACATCCAGCTCTCCCCTAAAGCTAGGAAGCTGCTCCCCATCTCAGCAGAGGTCAAAAGACGAAAGACCTTAAAGACTGTGTACGACTTCATGGATCAGGCTAAACAAGATGGGAAGTATGAACCTGTCGTTTTCTTTAGGGCTGATCGAAAAGAGTGGGTGGTTATGTGTAACCTAGATCACTACATGGAACTTGTAAAAGATTGGAAACGGACATGACAAAGTTAAAGATACACAAGGTTATCTCTGGGCCTATGGAAGATGAAGACGGAGAGCATTTTGGTATTGTTGCCCTCACTGAGCAGAACGGTATGATGATTACAGATGAGGTTTGGAGTGACTCTGAAGAGGACATTCAGGAGATCATTAACCATCTTAAGGTTAGCATCCAACCG